CTCATTTCAGCTTGTTGTGCTGGTGTCATAGACTTTCTGAGTTTTTCCACATCTTCTCTAGACATATCTTGGAACAAACGTGGGTCAGCTAAACTGTTGAATTGCTGTTGTCTTTGTGAATACTGTGCGGCATCATTTTGAACAGGCGACAAGAAGTTTGCCCTAGCCATTTTCATTTTTTCAATGCCAATCATTTGGTCAGCAATTGCCAAAATAGCTTTTTCGTTTAGCTTTTTATTAGGCGTGGCAACCTCTGCCAATGCCCGTGCAGCATCTGTATTGCCACCAGCAAGGGCAAGCAATGCAGAGTTCTTTGCCAATTCTTCAGTGCTGATTTTTTCGGCTTCATATGCTGGTATTCCAATTGCGTTAAGAATACCCGCAGCCAATTCTTTGCGCTGACCGCCAACCCCAGTAAATGAATCTGGGGCAAATTTCTTGATGTTTTGGAATATGGTGATGCGGGGCTGGGCATCCCTTGCATCTGCCATAGTGGTTTTGAAATCTTCTGAAATGTTTGCACCGCCAGCGCCAAGCAAACTGGTTTGTGCAGGGCCAAGATTTGTAACCAAAGGTTGATTGCCTGGGCGTTGAGACATTGGGCCAATCAATTGCGTTTGGCCTGTTGACGTAACAAGTGGTTGAGTTGGTGGCACTTGCACATCTTGCAAAGTTCCCGGCAAAACTGACCCTGGTGCATAAGGGCCAAACTGACCAGTTTGCACAACGCCTGTTTGCGCCCCAGTTGCAACTGGCACACCACTTGGCTGCAATGCTGACAACCGCGAACCTTGGTCAAGGGTTGAAAGTAACTTGTCTTTTAAGAACTGACGCAAACCCACTGGGTTGGTTACAGCTTGTTCAAGATATGGGGCAATCAATTGATCGGCTTTTTCCTTTGGAATGCCCAAGGCAACAGCTTGGTCATCAGCATACTTTTTAACCCTTGCCGTCAATTTGTCTTTGTCTATTTCGTTAGGATTTTGTTCTGCCGCAATGATCAATGGGTTGTTAATTAACCCAGTTAAACGATTAGCAATTGCAATCACTTGATCGCCAGCAAACTTCATTTGCGCTGATTGTGTGCCTGTTTCAGCAGTCTTAAAGCCCTCCTGTGCGCCAAAAGAACTTGCCATGTCTTTTAGGTATGCCAAGCCTGTTAAAGGCGCAACTTCACTTGTAATTTTTGCCGCTTTTGCAGGGTCATATTTGCCATTAGTTGTGTACAGATTTGGGTCTGACATAACCGTTTGCATATTGCGGCGCTCTTTGTCTTTTTGTTCTTCAACAGTAAGTGCAATTTCACCCGTGCGGGTTGCTTGTTGTTGTTGCTGTAATGTTAAAGGGTTGACTTGCTGGGCTTGCTGATAGGCTTGCGCTCCCCTTGCAATGCCAAGCATATCGGCAAGGGAAGTCTGGGGCACAGGTTTAATCTCTGTGCCAAGCATTGGGACATTAAAAGTTGCCATGTTTTATCCTACAAAATATTGGCTAAAACCTTGATCGCTATATCCCGTGGGCAAGTTCATCATCCCAGCAGTTCCTGCTTGTGGGCGCAACAAAGATGCCAAGGTTGCGGCGTTTCCGATTCCCTGCATACCCCCTGCCATAGCGTTTGCAGCGCCGATTTGACCAGCGCCAAGAGCAGATGCACCCCCAATTCCCAATTGCCCAATATTTGATGCTGTGCTTTGTCCAAGATTTGCAGTTTGACCCGTGGCGGTTTGCCCAATGCCAGCGATTCCAGCCAATCGGTTGTAAACGTTTCCAAGGCCAGTTTGCTGTTGGTTAAATTTTTGGGCCTCTTGTCTCATGTAGTTATCAAGGGCATTTTGATAGGCGTTGCTTGCATAATCTTCCGCAAACTTAATCCCGCCTCGTTCAACATTAGACCCACCCCCGCCAACGTTTAGGGCTTGACGGGTTGCGCCTAACCCTTGACCCTTCATAAACTCATAGTTTGGGGCAAGATTTGTCTGCAAATCGGCAGCGGTAAATGGCTTGTATCCCACTGGAAGTTCTGTCAGTTGCGGCAACATTTGACCTATTCTGGTAAGCGCACCAGTTCCAGCAACGCGATACGGTTCTTGTTGCTTGTTCAGAATGTCAAACATTTCCCGCTGTTGACGGGCAGCTTCTTGAGTAGCCGCATACTGCTGACCAGCGGCAGATGTTGCAGCACCCGCTTGCTGTTGCGAACCCATGTAGCCCAATAATGCGCTACCGCCAATTGCTACCGCAACCCAAGTCATATCATTCCCCTTTTAGCTTTTTAATGTCATTTCTGGCATCAAATAACGCTGTTGTATCTGGCTCAATCAATTCAGCTTCAATCTCATCAAGATCGGTTTTATCAGTTCTGTGAATCGTAATGCCAATGGCATCAGTCACAGCCAGAGTTACCCGCTTTGTCCCAGGCTTGGATTCGATCACATCCCCCGCCTGGAGGCGCTTCATGCCGCTTTCTGTCCATGCGATTATCTCGCCTTTAGCACATAAAAAGAAGTGGGGTTCTTTATGAACTTTGCCCACAATCAGCGTCCCAGCAGGTCGAAACAATTTCCGCATATACATACCAGGGCTAAACTGGTGTTCTGTCACCAATTCTGCCTGTGGCATAGTCACCATCTGGGCCTGGAGGCTTTCTATTTGTTCCCGTGAGACATGGCTAGGCAAGTCAAGGTCGTTCAAAACGTGCCCCCTTTGACACCGTTTAAAGCCGTGAAATCAGTGAATTTACCCGCCGCAGGGGTTGTGAGGCCAATGGTGGAACTGTTGATCGTCACATTGGTGATTGTGCCACCCGTAATGTTGGTGTTTGCCACATTCAAGGTGATGATGTTGGGATTCATCAACCATTGCAACCAAGGAACGCTGGGCCGTCCCGTAGTTTCGTCAAGAAACGCAGAATAGGGAATGTTGATGTTGCTGTTTGGAATTGAGGTTGCCATCAGTTATCCCCAGCAGACATTTTCAGTTCGGCAGACACAATGACCGTTTTTACAGGGTCACTAATCACCACCTCAAAAATCCTATCCCGTGACCAACCCAACCGCCGCCACAAAGCACGATTGACATAGTTACCGATCTTGCCGATGCTGACCCAATGCTCGTTTGAAAAAGTAGAACCGCCATCGTTTGACCATCTCAGCATGGCCTGGGGGGTTTGCCCTTGGCCCACATTTAACCCAACCCCTGGCTGGAACTGAATCTGAAAAGAATCAAAATACTGGCGTTGTAAGTCTTGGGTTAGGTGAATGGCTCGGCGCAGTCTGCGGATTGTGTTGCCGTTGTCTGTATATACAGAATTATCCAAACTGTAAATCTTGCCATTCTCATAGTCGCCCACAAGGTTTTTATTGGCAAAGAATGCCGCACAGTTTGACCGATGGCGTTTGTAAACTGCTAGATTTGAGTCCCAAGCCAACCACTTGTGCCAGCTTTTGGTTGACAGGTCATAAACCCAAGTAAGGCCATATTCCCCAACGCTGGGAAAGGTGACCACATACATTTCATGGCCTTCAATCTGGTATGTGTAGGCAATGGCATCAGAAACCACAGAATTCAACAATGACTGTTCAACAGCGTGGGTGCTGATTCTGACCCAGGTATAACCCTGCATCATTTCAATGGTTGCCGCACCTCTGTTGTCTTTTGCCACACAAGCAAATGTTTCACCCAATCGGGCCAGTGAATACTTGGCAACAATACCTGATTGACTTGAAGTCCCTGGCACTCGTTGGAATGGGAAACTGGTAATCCCTGCGATCACGTTGCCCACATCTGTCCAGACCTCGGTGGTCACTTCACCAATTAAATACACCTGTCGCTGGTTCACAATTAGCGTCACCAACAAGTCAGATGACCCATCAGCCGTGCCGTACAGGGCTTGGGTGGATAGACTAGACCCCAGATCAGTACACGCCCAGTTTTGCGTTCCTGGCTCGTTATAGATGTTGTAGTTGTCAACCACATCAACCACAGAAGCACCCTGCCAAGGGCCGTCTGTGCTTGGCAAGGTGGTGAATGTGTTGGTTGCAACAACCCAGGTATACCGATTAGGGCCATCCACAATATAGGCGGTCAATCCATATCCCAAGTCAATGTTGTCAGATATGGACACTTGCCCCGTGCTGGTGGTGAGCGTCCCGATCTGGGTGGCAACAAATGCCGTGCTGACCTGATACACCCGATTCCCAGCCACCGCAATCAGGATAGTTCCACCTGACATGGTGTGCAAGCCCCGCACCTCTGCCGCCAGAAGTTGTGCTTCTTGTGTCAATCCAGGCGTGGGGTATAGCGCCACAATGCCCCTGTCCCCAGGTTGCTTAGATGTATCAATCTCAGCAAAGAAATTGATGCATTCTTGATCACCTTGGTAGATAGATGGCGCAACGTAGGATGTGCCGACAAAGCCAAAATCAGGCATTATCTAAATCCCCCATCATGATTTTTTTATAAATCATCTGAAGCCGCCGTCCATAATAAAGCCCGCATCTCTAGCCCTGCCAACCATTAGACTGTCAGGGTATCGTGAAATCTGGGCTGGGCGCATATTGGTGCGTTTGACCGTGGCTTTGCCTTGCCCCGCATAGGCGTTGATCATGGCAATCTGTACCTGATTGACTTTGCCAAACATGGGCAGCAAACGTTCAGCCAAGCACCACCGCAGGGCCATGTTGTAGCCTTGGGGCAGTTGGATGGTGTCGTTTAGCGTTGCAAATTCTCTGAAGATTGTCTGGGTGAACAAGTGCAATTCACCCTGGGACGGGTTGGGGTACACATAAATTGTGCCCAGCAGTTCAGAGGGTTGATAGTAGATCGCCTTTGCCCAAGGGCCATTTAATTGCTTGATGCCGATGGATTCATATTCTTCAAGGCTAAGAATCGACAAGGGATAGTCAAGATAACCCCCCGCAATGTTTGTCCCGCCTTGCTGAGTCGCCACCCGCACAAAGCCAGATTCAATTGACAATGGGCGCTCATAGTAGGCCGTAATCGTGGTGCTAGCGGCGGTTTGGCTTGGGGTGACGGTATACGTCCCGCCTTCGTTTACATTGCCCCCAGCGCCCGTTGTGAAGCCCACAATCCTTGTTCCCGATGTGATGCCTGTTCCTGATAGCGTCATACCGATGTTGATGCCGCCAGCGGTCACCCCATTAGCTGGGACGGTCAAGGTTGTGCCAGCAATAGACCCCGTGAACGTGGCCCCCATCTGACCGCTTGGGCCAATGGTGTACTGAACCTGATTTTGCGTGGTCTGGAAAATGATCTCTGATCGATAGAAAACCATCATGTTTTCATTCGACCATTGGGCGATCATGTCATTGAGCATATCCAGACCATCTTGCGCCTCGTCTGCCGTTGGCACTTCACCAGCGGCGACAGCGCCAATATCCTTCATGGCTCGGGTGATGATGTCAATCGGCTGGGTCATGATTTATTCCAATGTTGGCAATTGTGCCGCTTCTTGCAATGCTTGTGCAGCCTGATATGCCGCCACCACATCAGCGGTATGCACGGCAACGCAAATGGCTTGAACCTTGGCATCCTCGGCACTGTAATCGTCCCCAGGCTTAAAGTAGTTGCCTTTGACCTGCTCGGCAAAAGGCTTGCCATCTTCAAGAACGGTCACCACATATCGCACAGCAACAGTTTGATCTGCCAGTACTTCAATGCGGTCAACAACAGTTTGTTTTTCAAACATAAAAAACCTTTTTGAAAAAATTAAATCATTCGACCTTCAAATCGAGTGCGCCAATCAACAGCAGTAGTTCCTGATAAAACATCAACAGTTTTTGTTGAACCTGCCACCGTTATTTGAAGATATGCCGTGTCTGATGGCGACATTGAAACAGTAACCGTTCCTTGTAAAAATACATAGTCTGGAGAAGCACCGCCAGTGCGAACAGCACCAGGGTTTATTGCGCCAAGAGTATATACATCACTAGTTGTGACTAAAGACAGATATGCCGATGTGTGCCCTGCGGCAACATCGCCAAGTGCAATAACGCCAGAAAATTGATAATAGCCAAACAATGGGGCTGTAAAAACACCCGTGGCAGCGTTAAAAAATCCACCCGAATCATATTCTTCTGTAAAAGCACTGCTGTTTAATGAAAAAACAGTGCCATCACCAGTTGCGTTATTTTGATCGCTGGTTATGCCCGCCGCAAATGCGCCATTGTCTGATCGAACAAGACCTTGTGAACGGTATCTATACCCAGGCTCAAGAACCACGTTGCTAGTCATAGCATCGTATTCATACAAACCATTTACACTCTTAATCAATGTTGAACCGCTAGACACAGGAACAAAACAACCTTTGATTGAGAAATTGCCAGCGGCATTCCCCATATTCATCAGTTGAGTCGTATTTGTAGATTTTGTTTGTAAATAGCAACCATCAAAATTGCAAGTGTGCGAAGTTGTGGCTAGATAAATACCTGTTGTGCTATCTTCAAACCAACAGCCTGTAAAGTTGGCAACTTGAATATTTGTGCCGTTAAAATCGTATGCACCAGATTGACTAAACACACATCCAACAAAAGTCCAAGCAGAACCACCCAATCCTGTCACCGCATTGGTACATAGTGAAAATGTGGTGTTATTAAATCGTTGTAGTGCGCCAGCGCCAATAGCGCCTCGAACAGCACCAATTACAAAACAGCTATTAATTTCTGTGTCATGGGCAAAATCAGGAAAAGAACCCGAACCAAGATTAAAAGCCGTGCTGTTAGCACCTGTTAATCCGCTAATTGTAAGATACTCATATCTATTCCTCCATGCACCGCCTGATACGGCTGCTGCATATCCTTCAATAGCAATGTTTGCCAAAGAGTTGCCGTTAAACCAAATATTTTTAACTGTGCAATTTTGCCAATTTTCTGTTGTTCCATTGCTAATAGAAAACATTTTTCCACTAGAAGCGCCAATCCACTTTAAAACAGATCGGGCAGGTTCATTTGTGTTTCCATCACCATCGCCAAAAAAAATCTGACCATCAGAATTTAAACGCAAAGTTGCAGAAATGGCGTATGTATTTTGAGGTAGATAAACAGAACGACCCGTGGTTAACGCCGCTTGAATAGCGGCAGTGTCATCTGTTGTACCGTCACCAACCGCACCAAAATCCAGCACGTTGGCAGGTGCGCCAGTTATCATTGAATAAGAAACTTTTGTTAATGACATTTTTTAATTCCTTAAGCTGTGTAATAAGTTATTGACAAAGCATATTGGTAGGTGTTTGCCCATATAATTGCGCCTCCAGCCACAGACGCAATGTAAATGCTGGTATAGGGAGAACCACCCGCAATTACGCAAGCATAAGTTACACCCGTAACGCCTGTTTCACGCGCCGCGCCCATTTGTTGAAGGTATCCCGCACCAGATTGAGCGCCATTTGCAAACGGCAGATTAGAAATTTGTAATGTACCGCTGGCTGTACCTACGTTGGTCAGATCAACGTATGCGGTTACAGTAACTTGTCTACCCACGCGAGTGTAAGTGCCTCCAGATGCGTAGGTTGTAATTGAACCCGCGCCTGGTATGGCTGTTGGTGTCCAAGTGCCTTCCTCGTACCAATTTAACAGAGTGCTAGTTTTACCCGCCAGTGGAGTGTTGGCGCTGAAGTTGATGCCTTTGGCAGATGTGCCTTGGGTAATATTGCCAGTACTTAAATTTACATCACCCGCTAATGTGGGCGTGGTAATTGTTGGGCTAGTGCTAAACACCAAATTTGTGGTGGTTGTTCCTGTCGCACCTGATGCCGAATACCCTGTAATGTTGTTAAACGATGTGATGCTGGCAGTAGATGCGTTTGTGCCGCCATTGGCAACAGGCAAAACACCAGAAACATGGGTGGTTAAACCAATCTTGCCCCAGCTTGGCGCAGTTGATACACCGCCCGATATAAGCGCATTGCCCGTAGCTACATCAGGCAGTTTTGCAAGGGTTGTGGTGGTGTCTGCATAGAGCAAGTCCCCCACCGCATAAGAAGTTTGACCCGTTCCGCCAGCCGTAGCTGGAACAACTTTCCACCCAATGACTTGCACCGCCGCCGCATTGTCTTTGTAGAACAGTTTGCCATCGGTGATGTTGATCGCCAATTCACCATTGGCAAGACTTGCCGCCAACGGCACATTGGTTGTTGTACTGCTGAAATACAGTTGGATGGGGGTAAAACCTGTTTGTGCCATGTTTAACCTTAATTGAACATGACTTCAATTGTTGAAGTGTATGGGGGCGCTTGGGAAAACGTCAAAGTTGTGCCAGACACCGTATATGTGTTTTTTTGCTGATACACGCCATTGATGTACACAAATGTAAAGTTTTCACCCAATGATGCAGAACTCAATGTAAATATGGTTTGTGACCCTGTGCCAGTAAAGTTTTGAACTTGATACTCTGCCGCACCAATGCCAGAAATATTGTCGTAAGTTGCAATTAGTGTGCTTGTTGCCGTATAAATTGCAAATTTGTATTGGGTTGGTGTCAGCCAAATTTCACCAGTTGGCACACGCCCAGCAGAATTCAAAACAATTGGATTTGAATGGGCAACATTGCCAGCACTTGTTGTGTAACTAACTTGCGGCGTTGTTGTCCCCGCCAAATAGGTGTATATCAATCCCCCCGACAAAACCGTGCCATCGTTGTTGAAAAACTGCCACCCTGCGCCGCCGATTGGTGATAAAAATACACTCATGGTTTGTCCTCAAATGCTCGGTGTAAAGACCTGGGGCAACCAGGGGGCGACAACCACCCGCTGGGTTGCCGCAGCTTGTTCATTTAATCGGGCCTCGACCTGTGCGCCAATGTCGGCGGTCACCCAGCCGATCACAATATCCTCGGTCACATCAGCAAATGGCACGGTCAACTTTGGTTCGGCAAACTTCCACCAGCCTTCAGTTTCCACCCCGTTTTTAGCGCAGAAATACCGTGCGCCTGTGATCAGATCGCCATCGGCTTGGATTTCCAAGATTTTCCACATCAGAATGTGCCCCCTGTGACCCCGCCCGTAGCGGTTAAAACGCCCGTGGATGGATTAAATTTGAGTTTAGTGGATGATACCTTGATTGGCAAATTTCCTGTGGTTGTAGTCACCCAAGATAAATACATCTCTGCCGCTGTGCTGGTGTCATCAGTTATTGCCACATTCGTTGCGTTTGTTGCGGTTCCCGCTGTCGTTGCCGACCCCGCCGAACCATCAATGTTTACGCCCGTCAAAGATTGTGCGCTGCTTGATCGATTTAGCGCAATGGCAGTTGTGCCAACGTACAGGCTTGAATTACCCAATACACCGCTTGGAATCGTGCCCGACAACTGACCCGCTGGGAGACTTGTTAGGCTTGCCCCTGACCCGCTAAACGCTGTGGCAGTCAACAATCCCGTGCTGGGGTTAAAGTTGTACTTTGTGGAACTTACCAGCGTGGTAACTAAATTGCCCGTGGTTTGGTCTGCAAACAAGGGATAACGCACCGCATTGGTGGTGGTGTCATCTGTGACCGTGGCATAGGCAACGGGGGTTGTCCATGTGGGGGCGCTTGCGCCATTAGAGGTTAAAACTTGCCCCGCTGAACCAGTTGCACCCGACACAGCCAAAGTGCTGCTGAAATCAATAGTGGTGAATTTGCCCGTTGATGCTGTGGTTGCACCAATCGACATATTGTTAATCGTGCCAAGGTTTGTTGGGGCAATCTCAATTGCGCCTGTACCCGTTGGCTTCATGTGAACATGACCCGTACCCGTTGGGCTAATGTCAATCTGTGCATTTGCACCATTGATATTGGTAGAAACACTCAATGAAAGATTGTCACCACCACCAGCGCCCCAAGACAATTGACTTGTCCCGCCCGAATTACGCAAAGCCCCGCCAGCACTTGTTGCAGCCTCAAAAAATGGCCCGACAAACTTAGTCGTTGCGGTAATTGTTGTGCCTCTGACCGTGTTGGCAGTTGTCCCGCCAATCGCAGGGGGCGCAGACAAATCTAATGTGCCGCCTAAAGTCAAATTCCCTGTGGTGGTTACTGTGCCACTAAGGGAAATACCTGAGACCGTGCCTGTACCGCCAACCGATGTAACCGTTCCCGTGGTAGGCGTTGCCCAAGATGGAATGCCACCAGCCAAGGTCAAAACTTGCCCATTAGACCCAGCCGCCAAAAATGCTGTTACATCTGTTGCTGATTGATATGGCACAGAACCAACCGCACCACCCGCAATGTTGGTGGCTTTGGTTGCCGTTGTAGCCGTGCCAGCGTTGCCCGATACCGACCCTGTGATGGTGTTGGTCACCGTCAAGTCGCCAAGCGTTCCCAAGCCAGTTATGCCCGAATAACTACCCGACAATCTGGCGCTGTCAATCGTGCCGCTGGTTATCTGTGATGCCGCAATAGCAATACTGGCGTTTGCCGCCAAGGTAATTTGGCCTTGAGCATTGACCGTGAAAGTCGCCACTTGGGAGGCCGATCCGTATGCCGCCGCAGTCACCGCTGTGTTGGTGATACTGAATGTGTTTCCTGTCAGGGTCAGTCCTGTACCCGCCAAGTAAGACCCAGCCCCAGAAAACTGCGACCAAGTGATTGGGGTCACATCAATTGTGCCGCCTTGGTTTGAGGTACACACCCAGCCCGTATCAGCCAAGGTTGTGCCTGTTTCGATAAAGGTGAACGCTGATGGAACTTCTGCCCAAACATTCATGTCCGCAGATCGTGCCCAAGTGCCAGATGCCGCCACATAAATGCCGTTGAATTGGCTCAAAGTCTGATTTTTGACCAGAATCCTATCCCCAGCGGTCAGCGTGGCAACCCAATCACCCCCCGCTTGTACTGCCAAGCCTGACAGCGTGATGTTGTTGGTGGTCGAATACACACAGGATGCTTTTACATCCAAGCCCTGCGCCACCGAATCCACATAACCCTTGTTGGCAATGTCTGTGTCGCCTGTTGGGGTTGTGGTAATCGTGCCAGTTACCGTGCTGATGTTCGTGAATGAGGCGTTTTCTGGGCCGTAGAAAGGCGTTCCCGCTGGCCCAACAAAGTACTGAAGGGCAAAGGTAGGCTCGGGCGCAAAAACGCCCTGCACAGGGACAAAATTAGTGGTCTGGGTGACCGCTGTGGTCATGGCTTACTCGAAATAAACCGTGATGCTTGCAGTTCCAGAAATCACGACATACAACCCGTTTTCACAGTTGATGCCATCATAAAAATTGATGTTTGTTGCCGCTGTCATGGTGAATGTGTCAATGATTTTCACATCTGTGCCAGGGGTCTGGGCATCGTACACAGTCACGGTGGGGGTGCTGGATATGGTGCTAACAAAAATGCCTTTTAGTTTTCCAGGTTGATTTTTCACCATTGCGGTGGCAGAAATCTGTGCGTAATTGGACATGGCTTGGCCTTTCAGTTCATCAAATTATATGCTTCAAAAGAGAAAAAGCCACCCCTTTTGAGGGCGGCTCTTTCACTTAGTTCATGCCGTTTTAAGGCAGGAACGTCAGGTCGTAACCGTAGATGAATACATCAGCGGTTGCGGCAGCGCCTTGGGCGGTGGTGCAACGAATATACAGGGGTGTGCCCGTAATCGATGCGGTTGAGGTTGCGGCGGTCACAACAACTGCGGTGGTTGAGTTATTACCCGACAACGCATATGCTGATTTCACTGCTGTACCAGTAGCGCTTGGGCCTGTGTACACGGCAAGTTGTGCCGTGGTCAAACTGATGCTTGCGTTTGCAACAATGATGCTTTGAACGCTGACGTTACCAGCCACCAAAATGGGGGCGATAGTGTCAGCAACAGCATTGAGGTTAACGCCTTGGGCAGAGGCAATCAAGCGCAATGCCTGATTGGTTGCCAAGTTACTGGGGTGGTTGGTGGTGGTGCTTGCTGCGCCTGGATTAGACATGATTAAAGTCCTTTCAATGTTGATTAAGCTGCAACTCGGCAAGCGAGTTCGGGATACAGGGGAGCCCAACCATACAACACATCCACACGGGTGGGGATAGAGTCGTTATTGATGGTGTACTGACGAACCACACGCATTGACAAGCCCAGTTCCTTATCGCTTGCGCGACCAGCGAACACAACGCCATCAGGCAGTTCCAAGTCAGCCGTAGCCAAGGTGAATGCGTTTTTGTGCATCACGATGTTTTGGGGCGACACAGTACCTGTGTTGTTGAACGGGGTCACAACTGCGGTTGCGCTGGTGGTGGTAATGGTGACGTTCTGGAACTGACCACCAGTGATGATGGCAGGGGAAACGGTCACGGCAGTACCGCCGCCAGTAGCCACAGCGGTGGTCGAGGTCACCACAAAGCTACGCAACTTGCCCGAACCGTATGCAGAACGGTTTTGGGGGTTGACAGCAAACACGCCAGCGATCTGGATGGTATCGCCTTGGTTCAAGGTCAAAGCAGAAGATGCCACCAAGGTGACGCTGCTGGTTTGTGCCCAACCTGTGCTGATGCCGATGCTGGTGGTGTTGGTGGAAAGGGTCAAACCAGTGTAAGAACCAAAGGTTTGGTTCACAACGTTTTGGTCCATCTTCCAATTCATACCAGCAGAGTCACGGCCCATCATGCCTTTTTGGTATTGCTTGCCAATCACATCGGATGGGACAAACAAACCCTTCAAGCTGTCCACAATGGTTGCGCCCGTGAAAGGCTCAACAATGCAAGAACGGCGACCATCACGGGGTGCGCCCTCGCTGTCCAAATACGCACCAGCGGTCAAGTAGGTGAGCAAGGAGGTGGGAGGCGTTCCAGCCGTACCAACGATGTTGGCGGTGTTGTTCTTTGCCATCGTCAGACCGTCAAAGTCGATCTTGTTGGCAACAGCAGCCACAGCGGGTTTCAGCACTCGGTCAGAGAACATATCCAATGACAAGGCCAAATCTTGCGTGGTGAACTGGGTATCAACGTGAAACTGCGTGGTCAAAGTGACAGGCACAGAAGTCTCGTTGAAATCCTCAACGTTCAATGCTGGGCCAGTAGTTCCAATGAAACGACCAGGACGGCGAACGTTAAGGGTATTACCGATCTTTGCGCCGCTAACGGCAAATTGATCGTCATAGTTGCGGTCAACTTCGCTGGAGAAGGTCAACTCGTTTTCCAAGACCATCAACGCTTCGTTGGTGATCATGGAGATGGTAAGCAGATTGTTGCTCATTTCATTTCCTTAAAAAAAGATGGATTTAGCGGATTCGCCCTGCCATTCGTGCGGCTTTGTAGGCTTGATATGACCCCTCAAATTTACCATCGCTGGTAAGGGGCACATCTCTGCCGTTTGCCGCCGATCTGATTGGGTTAATCGGCGCTGGCGCTTTACTTTTCCCAACAACAGTCTTAGATGTTGGCTCAGTCTTTTCAAACTGCGCCTCTAGCTTTCCAATGCTTCTTAAAGCCGATGCCACCGTCATGCCAGAAAGTTTCTCTGCAAACTCGGGATTCTCGGCAAGGTGATACAGAATTCTCGGCCCTACATCTGATTCAAAGATTGCGTCCCGCACTTCGTTGCTCACAACAACGTCAGCAGAACCAACCATATCGTCAAAATCAGGCATTTCAGATTTGGCAGCTTTAACACGATCAGTCCAGGCGTTTATCACCTTTTCCCGTTCGGCTTGCTGTTTAGCCTGTGCTTCCTTCTGCTTTTCCTCGCCCATCCTTTGTTCAACCCGATAGTCTGTCAACGCCTTAGCATATTCATACATATCGGAGAAATTCTCTGGCTTGGGTTCACCAGTTGGTTGGGTTTCTGCTTGCGGCTTTGCCCGTCCTTCCAGTTCCCTAACTTTGGCCTCCAAAGATTCCCGCGCTTCCCGTTCCCGCTTGGCTTCTTGCCTTGCTTCTTCGCGTTGCTTGGTTATCTTTTCAAACCTCAATTCCAGCTTTGGATTGCGTTTTCTTTCCTCTGTCGCTGTCGCTTCATCTTCTCCAAGCGGTTCACTCTGGCTTTGCGTTTCTGTCGGCTCTGCGGGAGGTGTCTCAACCGCAGCCTCGACAGGCGCTCTATCAGCTAAACCCATCTTCTTGGCGTTGAACTCAGCTAAATTCTCACTTGTCACCACGTTAGCGGCAACTTTTGGTGCTTCTTGCACTTCAGACATGGATTACTCCAAGGATTTACCCAGTTGACCCAACTGGTAAGGTTTGGGCGATATTACCCGAAATCATGTCAATGTCAATTACTGCGGCATTTGTTGAATAAAGGGATTGGGTTGGTGGCTAATATCCTGGGCGGCAATATTGGCATATTGGAACTGCTCGGCATTCAATCGCTCAATCTCGCCCATCAATTGGTCAGGTGACATTCTTGCCAGCAGGATTTTGACCAGGGCATCAATTTCGGTCTTGTTTTGGCTGGTAATGCTGCGGGTGTTTTGGTCATTAACCCGAACCTCTGCCATTGTTTCGGTGTTGTGCGCCCGTGCGGTCACATCCATCAGCTTGCGCTTGGTTGCGCCATCTTCTTTGATCTGGGCCACTTGCGCCCTGTTGTTGATTTCCAATCCAGCCGCTTGCAATTGCTGTTGCAACTGTTGAATCATTTGCTCAGATTGCGCCAAACGCATTTGGGCCTCGGGCGGTATGTCGGATTTTTCATCAATGTTTGCCATCGGGTTCATGGCGGCAAGGCGGTCAGCAATTACATCAGCGCCAGGGAAATCCATGTTTCTGAATACCAAATCCCCCGCAATATTAAACAATTCCTGATTGCCCGTCAGCAAAGGCATCATGGATTCAACCGCTTGCTGGCGTTTGGTCTGGAATCCTGGGCCTGTGTCCATCACCACATCGTATTCGCCCACGGTCACATCGTTCAAAACCTCGCCAATCTCGTTTTGCTCGTTGATCGTGGTCATGTCGGGCTGACCATCCGAACCAATAATCCGCATCACCCGCTGGGTGTCGTAAATTTTGGGAATTAGGTCAAGAATAATGCGCCCAGTTTGAGCAATGGAACGGGTCAAATTGTCGTAAAAGTGGAAGTTAGACAGATCAACCTGATTTTGCTGGCCTTGCAATGCCTTGCCTGAGATATTCCCGCTTGGCAATTGGCTTGGGTCCATGATGCCCAGCACCATTTGCAAATCAGCAGAAATTGCCCCTGCCGCTTCCATAATCCCTGCGGGTGGCGGCTCGGGTTGCAGTCTCACAGGTGCTGGCGCTGGTACACCTTCAATGTCTTTTTGCTTATATCTCAGCACAGGCATTGACTTAATGTTAGCCATTGCCCATTCGTTTTCATGGCCCTCGTCTTGGCCCTCTGCAAGCAACCATTTGGCCTTGGGTGCAAGCGCAACCGATTCGGTCATGCTGGTGCGCCAGAAGTTGTACATGCGCTGGGGGTCTTTGGCAAACCGAACTAAACCGTATTTCTTGCGCTTGTCATCCACAATTACCTGTGCGCCATAGCAAGGCACAACGGGGATATATTTCCCCGCCCAGGTCTTTTCCTCTAGCACTTCCATTGCGGTCATCTTGACCCATTTAACGGCCTTGCGGAATGAGTCCCGTTCATCAACCACAGTCAACCCTGCGGCCTCAACCCGTTGGAAGAAGTTGGCGCTGTCCCCAAAAGACGTTGTGCCGTCACTCAACAAATACAGCTTGGCACGTTCACGCTCAATGTAAAAATACTCAGCAATGCGAATGTCCTCTTTGGTCACCCAGGCAGAGGTGTCATCCCCTGTGCTGCGTTGCTGAAAGTTAGCCCCATCGTTTGCACCTGGGTACATTTCCCGAAATATCTTTTTGTCCAGCACAGTGGTGATCAGGCATCGCTCGGCATCCGAACCATCTGGCCTTACGCTATTGGGGTCAAAGTAAACGGTAAATGGGTTTTCAACGGC